TTTTTTAAACTACTTGTTGGCAACCCACCGCCAGAAGTCGAGTTTGAAATCGAAGTCAAGCAACGTGAAACAGAACAAATGCCAGAAGAAGCTGTAAGGGCATACTGCTTAGACCTAGTTAAATACACCAAACTACAAGATTTGCTTCTGACTTCAGCAATAATGCGTATATCAGACATAGAAACCAAATTATATAAGTATGAGAAAGGTATGAGACTATATAAAAAAGTAAGAAAGCTAGGGTTTATAGGTAAAATTAAGTATCTTCTGTTTGGCAAAACAGATAAGAAATGATTATATTAATTAAAAAACAAGACTAATCATGGATAAAAATTTTAAAATCCTAGAAAAGTTACATTTACTTCTTGCAAAAGAACTGACAGATAAGATTACAAGTGGCGAAGCAAAGGCAGGGGATCTAAACGTAGCTAGACAATTTCTAAAAGATAATGGTGTTGAGTGCTTACCAGTAGAAAAGAACCCAATGCAAGAGCTTATGGAGAACTTACCAGACCTAGATGCTGTACCTTTAGCTGATTTATAATTGCAACCCCTACCAAAAAAACTACAAGACTTTAGATATTTCTTAATCGTTACTTGGAGACATCTAAACTTACCAGACCCTACACCTGTTCAGTTAGACATAGCTGAATATCTACAATATGGTGCAAGACGTAAAATCATACAGGGATTTCGTGGGGTAGGTAAAAGTTGGATTACATCTACCTATGTAGTGTGGAGACTTCGTATGAATCCACAACTAAAGTTTTTGGTCGTATCTGCCAGTAAAGATAGAGCCGATAACTTTACTACATTTACCATGCGTCTTATCAATGAGATGCCAATACTTGCTGATTTGATTCCCAGAGACGACCAGAGAAACAGTAAGGTTAGTTTTGATGTAAAACCTGCACAGGCTGATCATGCCCCTTCATGCTCTTCTAGAGGGGTTCTAGGACAGATGTCAGGAGCTAGAGCAGATGAAGTTATAGCAGATGACGTAGAAGTTCCGAATAATTCCTATACACAGCCCATGAGAGACAAACTTAGTGAAGCTGTAAAAGAATTTGAAGCGATCCTAAAACCAAATGGAAAGATTACCTTTCTAGGTACACCACAGGTAGAAAATTCTGTGTACCTGACACTAGAAGAAAGAGGATATGAAACAAGAATATGGACTGCACGTTACCCAGAATTAAAAAACAACTATGGAGATAGACTTGCTCCTAAAATCCAAAAAGAACTCCTAGAAGGAACTGTACAGCCTAGAGATCCAGTAGATCCTATAAGGTTCTCTGCACAGGATCTAATGGAACGTGAAGCTTCCTATGGTCGTTCTGGCTTCAATCTACAGTTCCAACTAGATACAACCCTATCTGACCAAGATAGATACCCATTAAAGATAAACGACCTAGTAATTGCTTCTGTAAATAAAGAATTTGCACCAGAAAAAATTATCTGGTCCAATAATCCCGAATATGTAATCCAAGATCTCCAATGTGTAGGGTTCAATGGCGATAGATTCTACCGACCAGCCCAAGAATTTGGTGACTTCATAGAATACACAGGGTCAGTTATGTTCGTTGACCCATCAGGAAAGGGTAAAGATCAGACCGCTATAAGCTGCGTTAAGATGCTTAATGGTAATTTATACGTCACAGAGTGTTTAGGGCTGTCTGGGGGCTACTCAGATGCCGTTCTGGAGAAGATTAGCAAGATTGCCAGAGACAATAACATAAATCAAATACTCGTTGAACAAAACTTTGGTGGTGGTATGTTTGCTGAACTCCTTAAACCCTTCCTTATGAGATTTCACCCATGCCAAGTTGAAGACGTTAGAAACAATAAAACTAAAGAACTACGCATAATCGACACCTTAGAACCTGTAATGAACTCTCATCGTCTGATAATTGACCGCAAAGTGATAGAAAAAGACTTCCGTTCTAACCCTCAAGAGACACCAGAAAGAAGATTGAAACTCCAACTTGTCTATCAACTATCACGAATATCTCGTCACAAAGGTTCTCTCGTACATGATGACCTTGTTGACTCCCTAGCAGGTGCAGTTGCCTACTGGACAGACTATATGGCCCAGAATGAAGACCTAAACATATCCAAAAGAAAAGAAGAATTACTATCTATACACACAGATAACTGGGATTCCCTTCTAAACAACACCATATCTCAAACTGCTATGGGTATGACCCCTCAACAAATTAGAAATACTAACGTTTCTGATCAAGGTTTTATCAAGGATTTCTATTAGGGACCACTATAGGAGAAAGAGTAACCTCTACTCACTAAGATTACACTTAGGATTACACTTAAGATTACACTAGGGGGGAGAATCCTTGGCCTGCTGCTGCAAGATCCTTACCCAAAAAAAAATTAGGAACAAAAATTTGAAGGGGTTATACGTATATATACTTTGCAATTTTACCCGTAGCCCTTGCAAAAAATAAAAAAAAGTAACAACAAACAGGCAGAATTATTGATATAACTAGGATCTCATAATATATCTTATATTATTTGGGCTATTCTGGGCTAATTTTTTGTTATATGGGTATATCTTTTCTTATTATCGGTGCGGGGGGTATCAAAGAGAATCAATAAGGTTATCAATAAGGGAATAAATAAGAGATAAAAGAAACAAGAAAAGAAAGAATAAAAAGAGAATAAAAGAAAGATTAAAAGATAGTACAAAAATAAAAAAGCGTTTATCAGGTAGACTAATACATTTGTACTATGTTCAATGATACCAATGGATTACAGCGACAACTTAACAAACAGTAACAATTTTTTGTACTACTTTGATGAGTACAAACAAATTAAATATTGATAATCTTTTAATGAATTTCTTGACAAGTAATAATATTAATATATATATTACTATTAGTTCTATATTGAACTATCCAAACTAACCATTGAACCACAATGACTTTCACACCAAAAAAACCAGCAGTAAAAATAGAAGACGCTATCTTAGCTGACTTTATGGAACTACTGGACAATCAGCAACTTGACAATGTATGGACTAAAGAATGGACTTCTTCAAAGTCTCAAGGGCATATCAACTTTTTAACAGGTCATGCCTACTCAGGAGCTAATCCTATAATCCTTGAAATGTATCAAACATTGAGAGGTCAAGAGTTACCTTTATGGGTTGGATATGGTCAGGCTAAAAAAGAGTTAAATTGCATACCTAAGAAGGGCAGCAAGGCCGCCAAAATCTTAAGGCCTAATCCTATCAAGATTGACCTTAAAAATGAAGATGGCAGCCCTAAGTTAGACAAAGAAGGCAATCAAGAGTTTTATATGAAGCTTACCTTTAAAGGTGCAAGTGTTTTTAATATTTCTGATCTAGTCGGATTAGATGACAAAGCACAAACAAAGCTTAATAAAATCATTGAATCATTTAAGGCTGACTGTAAGAAGTCTGAACGTCCATTATCTGAAAGATGCAAAGATGCACATGATCGTTTATTAGTATTCTCTAAGGATCTAAAGAACGGCCTTAAGCATCATGGTGATAAGGCCTACTATATGGACAGTACTGACCATGTAGTAATGCCAGAAAGAGAATCATTTACTAATGATGAAGCATATCTTTCTACACTTGCACATGAGTTTGCTCATGCTACAGGTCATAAAGATAGGCTCAACAGAAAATGGTTAAATGAGTATTCAAAGTACAGACCTCAAGAAGAGATGACCGCAGAATTTGCAGCAGTCTTAATTTCTAATAGGTTACAAATAACTTGCAATACTCAAAACCATGCAGCTTACTTATCAAGTTGGGCTAAGCACATCAAAGATAGTAAGTCACCAAGTCAGCAACTAATGAAAGTATTTTCAAATGCCGTCAAAGCTGCCGACCTTGTAATTGGTGAACAGTAAACCTGACTCTTTCTTAGAGGGCTTCACAGCCCTCTCTGAAGGACTCAAATCCTTCTTAATAAACTTACCTTTTAGGAACCACAAACAATGACACAATCAAACCAGACAGCACAAACAATGGAAGATGGGCTAAAGCCTGTAAACCTTTTTGATGCTGTGCCTTACATAGCACAAACACGTTTTGAAGTAGGCTTGCATACTTTTAATACATATGAATCATATAATGATGTTGATTTTCAAGACATTCAAAAAGGTATTAAGCAGATTTATATAATGACGGGTAAAGAATTTCCAAAACAATTCTGGAAAGATCATTATTACAAGACAGTTAAAACAATGTTATGTAATGCGATTGAATTGGTTTTAGAAAACTCTGAAGAATACAACAAGTATTGCAGGGTAGATGTAGGCCAATTAAATAAAGATCATAAAATAGAATTTTATATTTAAGATTCTTTCTAGGTGGGCTGATAAGCCTACCTTGAAAGGCTCTCAAACCTTTCACTTGTAAACCTTACATTTAGAACCACAATGGAACTAAAAAATTTAAAAACTTTCACAGATAAACTTTGTGATAAAGACATAGCAATGTTTCATCATTGCTTAAGAAAAGAATGGTCTAGACTTCATGATTATGAAGACTCAATTAAAAGAAGTTTTAAACCTCATGAAGTACCGACTAGAACATTTAATAATAATGTTCACGATAGATCACGCCAACTACTAACAGAAGTAGAGCTAGAACTTCAGTATTTAGAAAACTTAATTCATTATTGTGAAGAGTTTTTTACTCACTCAAAGGAGACTGAATACCATTGTTACAAGCCAGAACCAGAAAAGGGAACTAATCATATAAACAACACCAATTAGTTCACCAAAGTCAACCCTAATAAACTTACCTTTTGGCAGTTTGGGGGTTGACTTTTTTTATGTCTTGAATAATACTAGATATAGTTATGTTTATCATAGCTAATTAAAACAACCACAAAGGAGAACCACAAATGGATTCATTGAAAGAAGTTTTATTGACTTCAATAGATAAAACACTTGACTCTCAAGAGTTTTACAACGGACTTGATAACAGCCATTGGAAAGATTGGAACGAACAGCAGAAGTTTGATTGGGCTTTCAAGCTTTATAAATCTACTGTTGGGAGGTATAACTCAAGCGAACCATATTTAAATCTTGAATATTGGCTCTCTGGGCTAGGCTTACACGTTCCTTTTGAGTCTTACAAGATTCAACAGATGGGTTTTAATTCTGATACTTGGTTTAAAGATCTTGCTCTTGAACTTATTAAACAAGTCAAAGCTAAACCTTGTATCTATGACGGCACACTTATTTCTTAATGCCATGACTAGATCAAAAACCGCAACACTTTGGGAGCTTGATTGTATCTTACATAGAGCCGTTAAACTTACTGATAGAAACTTTACTATCTTTCCGCCCTCTGATTCAGAGGGCAATCTTTTAGTAGATGAAACTATTGAATACTACAAACAAGAAATTATTAAAACAATCAATCAAATCTAATGGACTTTATGGAAGAGATCAACAAAGAAACTCAGGCAATGATGAAACAAATCACCATTAGAAAATCTGAGAAGACAGCCAACGCTAGAAAACGGATAGCTGAATTAAAAACCCTTATTAAATTTTGGGAAAAAGAATTATGAAGTGTACTAAATGCGGTAGCCTAGACAATCAAGTAAACAATACTCGAACTAGGCTATCCACTAGAGGTCACAACATAGACAGCAAAGATAGTTCGATTCCTTTTATCTGGAGGAGTCGGACTTGTCTTGTTTGTGGCAATAAATATTCTACCTATGAAATTCGTACACAAGATTACGGAATGGAAGGCTTCAAACAAATGATTGAAGACCTGACCAACAACTAATAAACTTACCTTTGAGCCACCATGAAAACTAAAATGCCTACACTTTCTGAAGCAACTAGAGTTGTATATAAAAGAAGAAAGAACGGAACTAAATCTGCTACTAATTTCTTGATAGGAATGAAGCATAACATCAAAGCACTTGGCGACCTACCAGTAAATAAAATTACTAGGCCTATGGTTAACAAGATGATGGATATTCTGAAGCAAGAACACAAGAATAGTAATGCAGTAGTCAATCAAAAGATGGGCTACTTGAGAGTCGTACTACAGGAGATGGAGGAAGACGGATACATTGAGATGATTAAGTTCCCAAAACCTAGACCAACAAAGAATACTAAAGTCCACTATCTAACTGAGGATATGGAGAGGGAGCTTCTTAGTTGGTTGAACTGTATGCAGAGAAACCAAGAAGCAAAAGATATTGTTGAATGTCTAATAGACTTAGGGTGTAGAGTCAATGAGCTACTAGGATTAGAAAAAAGATTTGTTGACTTTGACAATAATCAAATCAACTTTAACGATAGAAAGAACGATCAAGCTGTAGCTGTACCTATGACCAATAGAGTGCAGTCAATAATCAGAAGATACTACAGAGAAGTAAAAGACTTTGATAGATTATTTAGTCTTAACTACAGCGAACTAAATGCTATATGGCAGAAGGCTAGGAAAGACTTAGGCTATGCCGATAAGAAGTTCTATACCATACACCTATGCCGACATACCTGTGCGTCTAGGCTAGTACAAAGAGGAGTACCGATACTACTGGTCAAGGATTGGCTAGGCCATGAGGACATAGAGAACACTATGATCTATGCACACTTACAACCCAAAGCACTACATAGTTATGTGGAGGTGTTGAACTGATGAAGAAAAAGAAAATAGTTTTATATTATGACACAAAAGAATACAAACAAAAGGTTATTAATGAAAGTAAAAAAGGTATTTATATAATACCAATTTTATCAAATGTAAGTAATAGATTATCACAACGAATACCTTATGAAGATTGGTTAAAGTATTGGCACAATAAATTATGATTGAGCCTAGCAAGAAACAACTAGAGCTAGAGCAAAGTATCTCTAGCATCTCAGCCTATAACAAAATCAGTAAACAAAACAAAAACATAGAGAAGGGTAGGGAGTCTGAGAACTATTATGCTCGCAACATCATAGAGTCAGGACTACAGAAGTTAAGCAAGGCAATACAAGATCATATAGATGAAAGTCTTAGCGGTAAGGTAGGAGTCAAAGCTGTCTCTGCTTTGTTTCTTTCTCA